GAGGAGCGCATGGTGCAGCAGCACATCCCCCTGCTCAAGCTGATCATTAAGCAGCAGCACCACAAGTACAAGTGCATTGAGATCGAGGATCTTTACAGCCTTGGCCTAATCGGCCTGCTCAAGGCGGTGCGCAAATACGACGCCGCCACCGGCTTCAAGTTCTCCACCATCGCCTTGCCCTTCATCCTGGGCGAGTGGCGCCACTACATCCGCGACCACAACTTCTGGCTCAAGGCACCTGGTGCAGTGCGCCAGCGCGGGATGCACGCGCGGCGTCTGCTGGAGCGCGGCGAGACGATGGCGCAGGTGTGCGAGAAGCTCGGCATCAGCGCCGAGGAGCTGAAGCTGGACCTACGCGCCACCGCCGGCATGGGCCATGAGCTGGGCGGCTTTGAGCTGCATTCCGCCGACGATCAGATGGACGCTGGCTGGCTCTAGCGCAGGGACTTGCGCTAACGAGCCGCAGATGCTAGGAATGGGATGCGGCAGCGCTGAGCAGCAGCTCACCACCGCAAACCCCAAGCCTTTCAACCATGACCATCACCGCCCTGCTGTGGGCGCTGGTGTTCCCCATCGTGATCGCCCTCGGCGTGATCCTCTGGGCCACTGAATCCCGCAGCCAACGCATCCATCGCCTGCGCCGCCAAGGCTGGTCGCAGCAACGCATCGCCTCTCACCTCCAGATCTCTCGCTATCAAGTGCGCCTCGCGCTGTCTTAATCACCGGCAATTTCAGGCACGGAAGAAAACCACATGGATGGACGGCAGGCCTGCCATTGACGGCGATCTCTTCGATGCGCCCAACCTGCCGACCTGGAAGCATCCGGTCCTGCGGGACATTGAGCCCGATCTGCAGCTGCTAGCCGACTGCTGGCTCGGTTTGCGCGGCAGTCAAGCCACCTACCTGCCGCAGGAAACCAAAGAGCCCGACCGCGCCTATCGCAATCGCTTAGCGCGGGCCACCTACGTGCCCAGCTTCCGCAAGGCCATTGAGGCCATGAGCGGGATCCTGTCGCAGTTCACCCTCTCAGACCTGCCCGGTTCGCTGGAGCAACAGCTGGATGACATTGACCAGCTAGGCAACAACCTGACGGCCTTCATGGCCATGGCCGACAGCCTTGCCATGCGCGATGGCGGCTGCGCCGTGATGGTGGAAATGCCGCAGCAGGTCGCGGTGCCCTCCGAGGCCGACCGCCTTGCCCTTGGCCGTCAGCCCTATCTGGTGCTACTGGAGCGCCGCAACATCCTCAACTGGAAGACCGAATACATCGCCGGTCAAGAGCAGCTGGTGCAGGCCACGCTGCTCGAATGGCGTGAGGTGGATGCCGGCAGCTTCGGCTTCACCGTCGAGCCCTACTTTCGCGTGCTCACCCCTGGTGCCTTCCAGGTCTATGCGCTGAACAAACAGCTCGGTGCCACGACCAAGCTGCAGCTGGTGGAGGAAGGCTTCACCAGCCTCACCGAGGTGCCGCTGGTCTGGTATTCGCCGCAGCCGCAGCGTTGGGGGCATGGCCTGCCGCCCTTCCGCGAGCTAGCCCTGCTCACCCTGCAGCACTACCGCAGCCGCTCTGATCTCAACGAGCTGCTCCACCGCTGCGCTTTGCCGGTGCCGGTGCGCCGTGGTGCGCTGCTCATGGACGGTCAAACCCCACCGCCGTTGGTGATCGGCCCGAACAGCGTGGTGGATGTGCCGGTCGATGGCGACTTCCGCTTCGCCGAACCCTCCGGCAGCAGCCTCCAGCAGCAGCAGGAACACCTGCGCCACATCGAGCAGCTGATCAACAACGAAACGCTGGCCTTCATGAGCGGCCAGGAGGCCGTCACCGCCACCCAGGCCCGCTTGCAGGCCGGGCAGGTGCAAAGCGGTCTAGCGCTGGCCGGGATGCAGAAGAGCAGCCTGTTTGAACAGCTGCAATTCCTGTGGTGCGCCTACACCGGCGATGAACCCACCGGTGTGCTGCAGATTGCTGCACAAGCATTGGAGTCGCGCCTCGAACCGCAGCAGGTGGCGCAGATCCAGAGCCTTGCCGATGGCGGCTACATCAGCAAGGAGACCACGCTGGAGCTGCTGCAACGCGGCGGCATCCTCCCCGTGGACTTCGATGTGGAAGCCGAAGTGCTCGGCCTAGATGGCAGCGATCAGCGGCAACTGGAGTCGCAGCTGGAGCGAGATCGCCTCCTGCTGGAACAGGGCATCATGGCGCCACCACAGGCGCTGCAGCCTGGTAGCTGATGGACGCCGCCGACAGCTGGGAGCGGCTCAGTGATGCGCTGCTCGGCCCGTTTGAGCGCGACATCATCAACGGCCTCACCGATGCCTACAGCTCCCTTGAAGGCCGCATTGAGATCGCCTACAAGCGTGCGCTCAGTGGCGGCAACGACATGCCGCTGCGGCAGCTGTTGATCCTCCGCCAGCAGCTGGAGCAGGAGCTGCAGACCATGCGCCTCCCGCCTCAGCTGCAGCAGGTGGTCAATCAAGCCCTGCTGGATGGGCAGAAGGCATCGGACTTCTGGGCGCTGGCCGAACTCAACAAGGTCAAACAGGAGGCGATGCGCCTCAACCCGGAGCAAGCCGCTGCGGTCTTCGCTGATGCCATTGCTGATCCCACGGCGATCTTGACCCCGGCGATGGTGCAGCAAAACCCCAGCGCCATGATCGCGGCGGCCCAACGGCAGAACGCCTTAGCCAGTTACGCCGCCGGTGGCCGGGGCACCCAAGCCTTTGCTGCCCTGAATCGCTTGGTGGAGGTGGATCTACGCGGCCGGATCATCGGCGGGGTGGAGTTTCACCTGGCGCAAGGGGACAGCTGGCGGCAGCTGCGCAAGACCCTGCAGAACAGCGTCGAACTCACCAAGAGCCGCGCGCAAACCGTCGCCCGCACAGAGATGGCCGCCGCGATGGTGGAAGGCACCAAGCTGCGCTATGAGGCCGAAGGCATCAAGCAGGTGCAATGGCAGGCGGTCGGCAGCAGCCGCACCTGCGGGTACTGCGCCCCACGGCACGGCAAGGTCTACAAGCTCGGGGATGTGGTGGCACCAGCGCACCCGAATTGCCGCTGCACCGTCACCCCATGGGATCCGAAATGGGTGGAGCTGGGCCTGGTGGATCCGCAGGAGGAGGCCAAGGCACGGGCGGAGGTGCTGGCTGATCTGGAAGCGTCGGGCAAGAAGCCCATCAGTGGCCCATCGCCCTTTGAGAAGGCGCTGGGGCAAGAACAACCCCCTCAAGCGCTATGGACACCGGGAGATGCCATCAAGCCAGCTGAAGTCAAACCGCCCAAGCCAACAGCAGCACCTGCTGCTGCACCGAAGCCCAAAGCGGATGGCAAGCCACCCAAAGGTGCAATCAAACAATGGTCGTCTGATGATGGCTACAAGCACATGCGAGCCGAGCAGTTGCGTCAGGCTGAAGCCAATGGCGTCAAGCTCACACCGTTTGAACGCGGTCAGATTGAGCAATTCCCAACCTCTGCCGGTCAGAAGAAAAACCTGCAAGCGCTCACTGAATACATCGACAACGCACCTCGATACGAAGGCAAGGTCTATCGCGGCATGAACATGAGCGCGGAAGATTTCGACACCGTGCTCAAGAGCCTTGAGGCTGGCAACGCCACCAATTCCTTGGAAAGCTGGACAAAAAGCTCAGACATCAAGACCTTCACGATTGGCGGCAAGAATCAGGTGCTCATGTCCGTAGACAACAAGCGTGGCGTGGACATCTCGGCCTACTCACCGTGGGGCGATACGGAGCAGGAAGTGCTACAGCCTGGTGGCTCGCGCTACAAGGTCAAGAGTGTTGTGCGCGAGGAGATCGACGAAGGCTTCACGGCCAAGGGGATCTACCGTTACCGAGTGGATCTAGAGCAGCTGGATGACTGAGCCACGCGACGAGCGCTTCACGGATCCAACGCCGGTTGGTGAGCCGCCTGCTGAGTTCTTACCTGATCTGAAGCCAGGCGATCCTGCGTTCATTGAAAAGCTGGCCAAGCGACGCGGTTTTGTCTTCAAGGATGAAACGCCTAAGCATTCAACGCCTTAAGGCCACTACGGCTGTCAGGGGGGCAACCTAAGCAAAAGCACCCGCCATGGCCTGGGTTTCCACTGACCGCGAAGCAATCCGCCGGCATCTCGCCATCCCGGCCACCAACATCGCCCTCGATCACCTCGATGTGCTCATGGGTGAAGCCTCAGCGGCATCCATCACCACCAGCCAGAGCGCCATCGGCAAGCTGAACACTCTCGAAACCAGCTTTGAGACCAAAGCCTCTGAAGACCTAGGCCTGATTCGCGCCGATGTGCTGGAGTGGCAGCCCGGCAACCCCGAGGCCAAGCTCGCCGGCATCCGCACCCAGCAGGCCTACTGGCGTGAGCAGCTGTCACTCGCCATCGGCTACGACGGCCGCTTCTCCAACCTTTACGCCAAGGCTGGCGGGCAGGCAGAGCTGCTGCGCTCCTGAGCGGCAATTTCAGGCAGACCGCTTTAGGAGCGCCCACCTTGGCCTTTATGTCCGCCATCGGTTACCGCCTGTGGATGGCGGATGCCGCCTCCGCTGATGCCACCCATCCCACCAGCAGCACCGGCCTGACTGAGATCCTCAATCTCACCAACGCCGGCATCGAAGGCACCACCGAAACCCAGACGGTGACCGATTACGGCACCTCTGGTGGTTTCCAGAAGGCTGTGGCCACCTCGCAGGGTTATTCCATGCAGATGGTGATGAATCTGGACACCGTGGACGCGGGCTACCAGCTCATCAAAGATGCAGCCATGGATGCTCCCACCGGTCAATACGTGAAGTGGTATCGGGAATCGCCTGATCCTGGTGCTTCCGTTGCAACGGTGGAGAAGCACAGCGGCATCGGCATCATCACCGATTTCTCTGAATCGATTGAGGCCGGTGGCATCGCCACCGTGAGCTTCACCCTGCAGGGTTACGGCTCCTACACCTACACCGCCGCTACTGCTCCTGCTCCCTGAGCTAACTGATGGCTAGTCCGCTGAATGCCTACAGCAATGGGGAGGTGACCTTTCACCTCCCTGCAGCGGGCACCACAACAGACCCGGCAACCGGCAACGTGGTGGCGAACACTACGGCGCAGGCTTACCGGGTCTTTCTCAAGGAAATTGGCGCCACCATCGGCCAGAACTTTGCTGGCGTGGATGTGCGCACCTCTCGCTTTGAGGGTTATGCCACTGATCCTCAGCTGCTGGATGATGCGGTGCTGGAAGGCATGACCGGCACGCTGGAGATTGACGACGGCAGCACCTTTGACGTGACGCTGGTGGCGGCCCGCAGCGCCTACGGCCGTCAAGGCATCGGTGCGCTGTTAGAAGCCCCCCTCGGCCACGCTGTGATCCTCGATGCCGTGCGCCAAGAGTGAGCCATGAAGGTCAAGGTTGACTTCAACAGCAATGAGTTAGAAGCCAAGGTGCGGCAAGCCTTTGCCTCCTACAGCCAGCTGCTGGAAGCGCAATTCACCAAAGAGATCACCACCAAGCAATTCAACTGGCCCACTGAAACTGAACGCGGCCGCTACAACCGCAAAGGCGGTGGCCGTGAGAAAGTCCGCAGCCCTCGTGACATCATCGACAGCGGCGCCTTCCGTCAAAGCCAGCTGCGCACGCAGATCAGCCCGCTGCAATACCGCTACAGCTGGATCGGCTACGGCGCACCGATCTACTTTGGCTACAGCACCAAAGCCGGCAATCGGATGCCGCCACGGGATTGGATTCGCCCAGCCTTAGGCAAGTTTCCGATCAGTGTCTTCATGCAGAAGTATTTAGACAGCTAGGCAACTTTCCTTAGGAAAGTGTGAATCATGGCCCAGTCGCTTGGTGAAGCGGTCTTTGACCTGAAGCTGAACGACCAAGCGTTTCAGTCTGGGCTGCGTCAAGCCAATCAGTCGGTCCAAGTCTTCACCGATTCCACCGGTCGGCTGCGCGATGAGTTTGGGCGCTTCATCCCCAAGCAGCAGCTCGCAGCGCAGGGCCTAGCCGATTTTGCTGGCACTGCTGGCAAGAGCCAAGTGTTTCGTGCGCTGGGCGATGAGATCAAGAACATCGCGTTGCAGCTGGGCTTGGTGGCCACGGCGGCCAAGGCGTTTCAACAGCTGGCGCAAGCCGATGAAGCCTCTGCAGCCCTGCGCACGCTGGGCGTAGACACCGTTGAGCTGGGCAGCAACCTGCGCGTGGTGAGCGCTGAGCTGAAGGCCAACACCAGCACGCTGCAGCTCTCCAAGGCGGCCTATGACGTGGCTTCAGCTGGCTTTGCCAAGGCTGCTGATGCCACCGCCATCCTCAAGGCCTCTGCTCAAGGCGCTAAAGGCGGCTTCTCCGATCTGAACACGGTGGCGGATGCCACCACCTCAGTGCTGAATGCCTACGGCCTGTCGGCTGAGAACGCCACCAAGATCGTCGATGGCTTCATCACCACGCAGAACGACGGCAAGATCGTGGTGGGTCAATACGCCGATCAGATCGGTCGCGTCGCACCCATCGCGGCGGCCGCTGGTGTGGGCATTGATGAGCTGAATGCTGCGATCTCAGCTGCCACGGCTCAGGGTGTGCCGGTGGAATCCACCTTTGCTGGCCTGCGGCAGGCGATCAGCAGCATCCTCAAGCCCACAGCAGAAGCCTCGCAGCTGGCCAACAGCTTGGGGCTGGAGTTCAACGCTCAGGCCTTGCAGGCCAAGGGCTTGGGCGCCTTCCTGCAGGACGTGGCGGTCAAGACCAAAGGCAACGCCGCGCAGAACAATGTGCTGTTTGGCTCGATTGAAGCTCTCGCTGCGGTGCAGCCGCTGCTCAACGACCAGCTGCAGAAGTACAACCAGTTTCTGGACAACCAGCGCAATAGCGCCGGGGCTGCAGCGCAGGCGGCCAACATCTCCAGCCAGACGATCAGCAGCGGCATTGCTGCGATTGGCAACGCCTTCAGCAATCTGCTCACCAGCAGCAACCTTTCGGGGATTGGCGATGCTTTTGTGGAGATCGCGGAGACGATCAACAGCATCAGCCTCACGCCAGCTGAGCAGCAGCTGTCTGGGATCTCCACGGCGATTGAGCTGGTCAGTGCCGAGATCCAGCGACAGAAGGAATACGGCCTCGACACCACCAACGCCGAGAACAGGCTTAAGCAGTTGGAGCAGCGCGCCAACGTGGTGCGGCAGGCGATTGGCGAGCAGACCCGCGTTGAGCAGCTCAAGGGTGAGGCGGCCGCGATTCAGAAGCAGGCGGAGGAGCTGCAAAAGGCAGGCGTTAATGCAGAAGCACTGAAGTCTGAGCTGATTGCCCTCGGTCTTGAAATCTCAGCGATTGAAGGACGCGACACGGCCTTCCAGCTGCCGGGCCTTGGCTTGGTTGCCAATACCGTGGCCACCAAAGTCATTCCAGAGATCAAGAAGTTCAACGATGAGCTGAAGAACTCGCAGAAGCAGTTGGGGCAGCTGGAGCTAGAGAAAAAGCTCCAACCACCTGGCATTGATACCACTCAGCTGGATGGCGACATCGCCAAGGTCAAGGCGAACATTGAGTCACTGCAGGCCCGGATCAAGATCACGGCCCAATCACAGGCGGTCGATAGTGAAATCAACCGCATCAAGGGTCAGCTGAATGACCCACGCCTGAGCCTGTCTTTGGTAGGGCCGCAGACACGCAAAGACCTGACGGATACCCTGTCCAGCCTTCAAGCGCAGAAGCAAATCCTGCAGCAGATCGGTGCGCAAGGCGTGCAAAACAGCACGCAGCAGCTGGCGGCCAATGCCCAAGGCACTGCTCAACTGCAACAGCAGAGCGCCGCTGTCGGTGGGTTGACCGGCCAGTGGAACAACTCCCTAGAAGCCCAGGTTCAGCAGCTCAAGGCCTCAGAGCAGCGTCTGGGGCTTTATGCGCAGGAATACAACCTCGTTGGTCAGATCGGCAAGGTCGGCATTGATGCAGCGCTGAACCGCAGCAACACCATCAAGAGCCTGCTGGATCAGGAATTGCAGCAAGCGCAAACGCTGGCC